TGGTAGATAATATTCTACCTTAACATATACCGGATTGGTTAGCGTAGCTACGTTAGCCTTTAGATATACAGTTTTATCGCCTGATACTTTAGTACCAACCGCAGAACCTGTCTGAGCACCGGAGGCGGCATAACCAGTTGAGTTAGGAGCAAAAGCATTTAGCAACTCAGTACCACCGTTGGTAAAACCAGCGTGAACTGTTTGTGTTGCGTTTGCACCCATTGAAATGGTATAGACACCAGCAATAAAAGCACCTGATGGGATACCAAAGGCGGCAAAGCCAGTGGTCCCATCAGCTACTTCAATCTTACCGATCTTAGTTAGGAGTTCCTTGGCTGGTGGGTTGAGGATGGTTACACCCTGTGGACCAACAATTTGAGCAGCCATATTAAACTCCTATTAAGCGCCAGCAGAGCCGTAGATTGCGCGTGGATCAGTCCAGCCGAAGCTGTAACGGGCGGTAGCCTTGAACTTGGCGTTCTCGGTATCGAAGTCGTTATCCATCTCGAACTTATCACCACGACGCTCAAAGTACTTGAGACCATTCTTAACATCAGTACGGATGAACCAAGCATCTGAGTCAGTTAGGAAGTGGTTGGTGGTAACGTTAGAGAAGATACCCTTCTGCTTTAGAACGTTAGGATCATTTAGATCAGTACCAACACGACCATCAGAACCAAGGATACGAGCTGCTTCAAACTGTAGCTGGTATGGTAGGATTAGTTGGGTTGGCTTGGCTGCGATTAGCAGACCACGATCATCACGGAAACCAGCGATGTCGATAACAGCTTGTTCTAGAGCAGCTTCAGAAAGGTCAGCCGCAGTAGAGATTTGGTTAGACCAAGTGCCACCAGAAACGTTCGGGTGTGAGGCGTTGATTAGTGAGACACCATCACCACCAGTATAAGAACCGCTGAAAGCACGGTTGTATACGTTAGCACCAATAGTTTCCTTGGTATGACGCATTGAGCGGGCAAGAGCCTTAGCCTTTTGAGCACCAACCTTACCATACTGATCATCTTCAAAGATCTCGCGAGTAACGATGAAGCCTAGAGCATAGACAACATGGTTGTAGCGAGAGGTGAAGCCTTGACGCTCGGTATCGTAAGTGATTGGAGCACCTTCGTTCTTGACGTTAGCAAGACCAAAAGAGCTTAGACCAACATCCTCTTCGTAAGCACGATCAGAAGAATTCTTCTCAAAGAGCTTATCCCATTCGGTTTGGTACTCGTTGTATTCCTTACCCCAAATTGCATTGAGGCCGGGCCATAGTAGTTTAGCAAAAGAGCTAGAAGTGATTACACCAGCAGACATTATTTATCTCCTAATTAGTTAGCGGCAGTTGCGCCCTGATAGACATGGTTAGCTGGAGTAACTAGAACGCGACCGTTAGAATCGCCGCCAGCAACTTGAGCAAAACCAGACTGACCAGCAACAGATGGGTCTAGTGATTGGAAGGTTAGATCGAAACCAATAACCTTGAAGTTACCAGCAGTAGAACCAGTACCTAGAATTTGCTGAGAAACACCAACGGTATTACCGCCAGCAGAACCAGACACATCTAGGTTTAGACCAATATCGGTTAGAGCAACAGAGGCTTTTTCAACAGAGTAAATAACATCGGGTGAATCAGCTACATATACATAAGCACCAGCAGTGGCAGTTTGTGGGGTATCTAGAGAGATAGTGCCAGTAGACATCTTACCGAAAACTGGATCTAGCTTAGTACCACCCGGAACTACACCAACAACTGCGCCTAGAATCATTTCAGAAGCAGAACCAGCAGCAGCGGTTACTTCTGCAACACCACCTACAGCAGTACCAGTAGTCTTAACAACGTCACCGGGAACAAGAGTTTGACCAGAAGCAACAACATAAATATTGCATTGGCCGTTATAAGGGGAGCCGTTTACATGCTTTACAGCTTTGAAACCGCCCTTCTTAGATAGAAAAGTTGCCATTAAATTATCCTTAAGTTAATAGCTCCCCTAGAGAATAGATCACGAAAGTTTAACAGAACCGTAATCTGCACCCTGAGAAGCAGTTTGTTTAATTGCGCCCTCAGTCTCATCAATATATGCTTGCTTAGCAGCTTGATCTTCTTCGTGCCATTCCTTCTTGATACGCATTAGATAAGATACTGTGCCGTCATTACTGATGACCTTTTTGCCTGGTTCAGAGGCAGAGGGATCAAATACACGATTATCGCCTACAACAAGGTTTTCGTCACGGACGATTTCATAACCAGCTGATTGGAAATTCGCGACCCGACTACCAGTATCGTTAACGAAACGGTAGACATAGTCTGGGTCTTTGTCTCCAGCGATGGCTTGTGGGCCACGTTGGAATAGTGATTTGCGCTCTGGGCGCTTAGATTGAACTCTGCTCATATTAACCTCTCATGGCCTTTACTTGTTCGATGTATTCTTCTTTTGTCATTAGGTTTTGCCGGACAAAAGTATTCATGACTTTACGCTCATCTTCTGTTAGTTCAAAAGTGGCCTTAGTCTTTCCGGCAGTTTGACTACCGCCCTCTACTGAAGAAGGTTTAGTTCTATTTGGATTTACAAACTTATCTTTGAAACGAGCTTTCACTTCGCTTTCAACATACTTCAAAACATCTTCTGGATCTAGGCCCGGATTGGAGTTAGCATATCCTAGACCTACAACATCAGCATATTTACGCATTTCAGCATCTTTACTATACCAAGTATTCTTCTCTGTCCAAGCGATGAATCGTGGATCAGGACCAACTGGTTGGTTCTCTGCAACAACAGAGCGTGCCTTTTGTTCTGCCTTTAGATCTGTAAGAAGTTCAGTGGCTTCTAGATAACCATCAGAATTACCTTCTTCTAGATGTTTCTTTTGAAGTGCTTTGAGTTCATCAACAGCACGTTTATACTCAGTTTCCTTTACCTTGGAATGATGTTCTTGGAGCATCTTAAGAGCCTTACGGGTCTCCTTAAGTTCCTTGCCCATCGTATCAATCTTACCGAAAAGTTCACCACGTTCTACGAACTCTTTCGCAGGACGCCACTTTTCAGGATCACCTTCATACTCTTCCTTTGGTTTCCAACCTTGCTCCCGCGCCTGTAGTTCGTATGAATCTACCTCCGGTGTAACTTGTTTCTGTTCGGGTTGTTGTACTTCAGTTTGTTCTACTTGAACTTCAGCGGCTTCGCTCATCTTTTATTCCTCAATAATACATAAAACGTCTTGATCATTTACAATGACGTACTCAGTTCCATCTACATCCTTAACACTCTTCCCAGCATAGCGGTTGAGCGAGATACGATCACCTACCTTTACAATATCTGGGCTACGCCCGTAATCAATAAAAGCTGTCGGACCTACCTGAACAACAGTGCCATATTCCACAGCTTTCTGTTCACGCTTATCTAACTCTAGGATGATACCAGCTTGCTTAGCTTGGCGATACACCTCATCTGCTTCTGTAGCTTCATCTAGTTTAACTACCAGGTGGTGAAGTAGTAACTTAATCATCTGTATCCTCCACACGGAATTCTTGCATCTCTCGATAGGCACGAATAAAACCACGAAGAAGATTATCCTCTACAGGACTGATACCGGCTGATGTTGCTAGAATTTCCTTGGCATCTTCCACACGTTGTTCACACGCTAGGAAGAATGCCTTGGTTACAAGATCAGAACGCCAGTTGTCAAAATCACTTTTGCTTATTGGACTTGCCATTAGTTGTAGACTCCTTAGTCTGAGTTAATTTCTGTTTATTGGCTTCTTGTTGATGCTGCATTTGCATCTGATGATTTACATGTTGTTGCTGGATAGATTGAACATGTTGAGCTTGCGCTACTTGCATATCCATCTGGGCAGCACGACCCTTAAGTGTTGCTTCCATCTGCTTACCCTGTAGTTCCATATGTTGGAGGGCAGCCTTATGTTGCAATTCTTGTTCTTTAGACATCTGCTCCATCTTAAGCTTTTCTCTAGAAATCAACATGTCGTTCTGTGCCTTTTGAGCATCGACTTGTGCCTTCGCTTGCATTGCCTCAACCTTAGGATCTGACTTAGGTTGTGGTTGCATAACTAGTTTCTGGATTTCAGCTTGTGGAATATCATGTGCTTCTAGATACATCACAGTAGCAGCCATTGGATTAATAGTACCAAGTTGCAGTAGTTGCATTACTTGTTGAATCCGAGCTTGTTTCTCTTGTGAAGAAACAGCAGAAGGATCGGCTCCGGGGATGATGTCATCCTCTGGACCCTTATAATCTTCTTGCTGTACTGGTTCATCTAGAACTGAAATATATTCCTCAGGATTCATATACTCACGATTAAGTTTATAAATCTTACGGAATTCGTTAGTAAGAGAACGATAAATACGCTTATAAACAGCAGTAAATACCTTCATACCTTGTTCAATAGAAGCCATTGTAGTAGTAGCAGGAGTATTCTGTCCCGGCATTTTGCCGACGAAAATCTCTGCTACAGAGGCTAGTTCCTTACCAGACTTCAACAGAAGATCTAGTAGATTGAAGAGTAC